ATCATATTTAGTTTTTGTAATGATGCTGGCATACCTTCTAGTTGTTTAAGAGTTTCATCTTCCATAGCATCTACAATTCTATCTAATGCTTTAGTTGCAACATCATCATCAACCTTTGCAAATTTCATAAATCCTTTTAGTTGAAAAAATGTTGTATTTAAATCATCAGTATCAAGTTTTGGTGCTGGAAACTCTGAGAACAATCTACTAAACAGGTTATTACTTCCATTAAGTTTCATGTTTGTTCTTAGACCTACTGCTGCTTGTTTATCTCCGTACATAAACTTAGCTGCTGTTTTAGACAGACTTCCTTTAAACAACAACGAGTTAGGGTCTAGTCTTTGGGACACATTCATCATAGGGTCTTCTACAGCTTCTATAAGAATATTTTTTATAGAATCTTTATCATTAGCGTCTCTTAGTCTTTTGTATAATCTTGCACCACCTGTAGTTTTTTCTGTAGCTAACTTACCTTGCCTACCTAGAAGTATTTCTACTTCATCATAAGTTTTAGCATCAGCAAACAGTTGAGCTATATCATCTCCTGTTTGACTTTCTAAGAAATATTGTTTAGCTGTAGGTACTTTAACTGTTTTCCTAACAACTTTATCTAAAAGTCCTGCATCTGCTTTTGCTGCAGTTTGATTAAAACTTTTAGCTGCCTTACCAGCTTTAGCAAATCCCATACCTGCATAGTTAGCTGGGTCAGTAAATACTGTGTATGCTGCATCAATAATACCTGACATAAGATTAAAACTTCTTGTACCTGGCTCAAAGACTTCTACTGCTGCAACTCTACCTGGAGATAACTTGACTACACCTTTTCTACCTCTGTATGTTCCTGAGCTACCTTCTCTAGATGACATCTCTTGTTGTGAGATAGGTGTACCGTAATACTCTTGTATAATATCTTTTACTTGGTCAGGGTTAGCACCTCTACCAACAAGTTCTTTGTATATATCTGTATCTTCTGCGACTGTAGAATTACCAAAGTAACCTTCACCTAAGTTAACTCTTTTACCTTCACGTATTTGGTTTATAGCTCTAGTTGCAAGAGTAGGACCTTGGTCTTTAAAAGATTGTGCTATCTCATCTCTACCTTCTGGGTCAAGTAAAGGCATCAATGTTCCTATACCTGAGAAAGCTAACAATGGATTCATTTGTCTTTTACTGTAATATTTCATATTGGCAGTTCCATACTTCTTAACAAACTGTGATGCAGACTCCATACCAACAACTGCAGACCTAACTACACCTCTTGTTGCTGCTTTTGTTGATTCCCACCATGAAGATTCTTTCTCCATAAATCTTTCAACAATAGCTGTAAACTCTGGAGAGTCAGCTGTAAGTCCACTCAATGCACCTGCTACTTGTACGTCTTTAGGTAAGTAACCAAATCTTCTAGATATCTCAGCCATGTTTTGTGGTATAGCTGGATTGTTAGCAAAAAAGTTATTAAGTTGTTCTGATTGAGCTAAAGTCTCATTTCTAAAATCTTCGTCTTGTCCATCTTCCCAAGGAGCAGAGAAGTTCCACTGCCATGCCATGGTTAATTTCTTTCTGGTGCTGCTGACTGGTCATTCATCAGAGCTAATATGTCTTTGCTTTGTAATACTGTGTACAGCTTCCTTAAAGCCATATCTGCATCAACTTGCGGTAAACCACTTTCAGTTTTATATTGACTTGTAGCTACATCTTCTCCAGGATTATTTGTCTGTGTATAAATACCTTGTTGTGCATTTAAAAAGTTTTGTGTTGCAGGAGCTTGTACTCTAGGTACACCTTGTGTCTCAGCAACCTCTTTTTTAAACATTTCTGCACTATCTTGCAAGTTATCTAGTTCTACACCTTGTCCATAAGATTCTGATTCATATACAGCTTTATTTGTTTTAGGATTAAAACGACCCATCATCAACTCCAAATCCATCTCCGTATTTAAAGTTTTCTGGAACAATAAGTATATCTATTCTTCCTAAGTTTGGTATATAAGCAACAGTTAAGATATCAATGATATCTCCGTTTTCTTCTTCTTTTAAAGCCTCTGAAGTCATTTCCCACATAGGCTGTTCTTCTACGGTGTAGTTTGCTGCTACTATTTTTGCAAATTCTAAATTGGTAGGGTTATCCGCCAATTGCTCCTCCTAACAAAGCTGCTAAATTTGGTGGACCTGCTTGTTGTGGTACACCCTGTTGTTGTAAGACAGCTTGTTCTTCAGGAGTAGGTTCTTCACCTTGTGCTGTAAAGTACTTCTCTAGAATAATACCAATATCTTTTGGATTATTATATATCTCTACAACAGCCATCATTGCAGCTTTATCTCCTGATTGAGATTGCTGTAACAAAGTCTGATATAAGATATCTTCTGTCTTTTCTTTTACTATGCGTTCATTAATTTGCGTCAAGTTTTCTAAACCATCCATCTCTTGTTGGAAAGTTTCCTTGTCAATTATTCCTGCTTGTAAAAGTTGTAATCCAGTAATTATTTTATTAGGAGCATCAAATGAAGCCATAGCTCCAAACTTACGTTGTGTTGTGTAATTCTTATTTATATCAGTACCAGGAGTATATTCTTCAGAGAATGATGCACCTTTGTATGTACCGCTTATAGGTTTTCTTTGTTTACTAAATAACGCTTCGTCTAATTCTAATCTTTTGCTATCTACTTCTTGTAAAGCATGTTCAATTATGGTGTGGTACTCAGTGACCATAGCACCAACGCCAGATTCCAGTTCTTCCAGACCTCTACCAGTTACAAATGAGTTGGGTGATATAGAGTCGTCTTGAACTGGATACCCAGCAACAACACGTAATTGTCTTTCTAATCTACCTACAGCTTCAAATAACTGATATGGTAAGTTAGTAACAGGTTTTATAACTTGTGAACCTGGTGACAAATAGTTAATAGAGTTTCTACCTTTTCTGTATTGTCCTGATTCTATTTCTCCAACAACGTTTGTTTCTGTAAAGACTGCGTCTTCCATAGCTATAACAGACAAAATGTTTATCTTTGCCATAGATGACATCAAACCTACTACTTGGTCAAACTGTCCTTGTAACTTGTCAAAAGAATATCTTTTAGCTACAACGAAAGCTGGACCAGATTTAAGTGGGTTAGGTACAAAATCTATAATTCTTCTAGAAGCCATGTGTAATACATAAGTACCTTCTATGTTCATATATTCGAGTATTACGTCTCCAGATTCAGAAAGGTTTTCCCAAGAAGTATCAGATGATGTATTTAAGTACATATCTCTAGTCTCATCATCTTGTGACTCAAACCACGATTTAAGTTCAGGATACATTTCCAATAATTGCTTTATAGGTACTTTCTGTACTATTGCCAATTCATCAGGTGACTGGTTGTTACCCATATATCCAGGGAAACAATCATAAGGATTTCTTAGTTCAGCATAAGGATAGACATTACCTTCGCCATCTTGCTTTGTTGTGATGACCCATACTGCAAATCCATAACCAGGTAGCCATCTAGCTACTTGTGGCAATTGCATTTTAAGTCCTTGCATCTTATCGTATGATGTAATAATTCTCTCTAACTTATCTTTTTTGATTTTGTTTCTTTGAGAATCTCTAGCATTGGTAATAGAAACATCTAATGATGGAACTTTACCTATTTTTTGTGCAAGTCTATCTAATGCAGATAACATTAAGTTAGGAGCTGGTAACGAAGCAGAGTCTAACTGGTCCATTCCTGGTCCTAGTAATTGTCGTATACCATCTTCACCACCATTAAGTATTGCACGGAATCTTGCTCTATCTATTAGAACACTATCATGTGACTTTTTTAAGAACGTAGCTCTATCTATAATCTGGTCTGGTGTCAATTTAACTCCATGGTATATCGTTTAAGTCTAGCATACTATATCCTTCATAACTAGGAGTGTAGTCTAAACCTATCTCTGCGTAGGTTAACTTCTGCAAGTTCCTGATTACTTTCATGGGAAACCAACTTGCCATAACTATATCACTTTTATACGAATTTTTATTGCCTTTTGAAGCAAAATAACTTAATTGTTTGGTATAGGTAATACTCTTAGTTTGAGCATCAATACTTGCAAAAGGTAATTTAATATTCTTTTCTTGAAACATAGGAGCTAGTGCTGTAACACCAAATCTTTCATCCCATTTATTCTTATGTGTTTCGTGTCCCTCTAACTTAATACCATGTAAGTTTGCGTATTCTCTAGTCTTTTCATCTTGTCTAATAGCTTTTTGGAAACCGTTTTCTTCTATAACCCAGTGATAACAGTTGTATTGTTCAAACCATTTTTTTATTAAGGCTCTAGCTTCTTCTAGTCCACCACCTTGATGATTCTCCATATCTACCATTGTTAATTTTATTTCAGAGTTAGTAGTTTCTACAGCCCATAAGAATCCAGCTTGATAACCTGTAGCAGCAGGGTCTAATCCTGCAACTAAGTATGCACCTTCTGGTATTTCTCCTATATCCCAGTTTGGGTCATAACATAATTTAATTACTTCAGGATTAAATAAAGACAGACCTTGTGCTTGTGCTTTATTCAGATACACCATTTCAAATCTCTGTAAACCACCTGTTGTTTGTGCATCACGTTTTCTATCCATAAGCCATTTAAAAGTACGTTTATCAGCCCATAACATACAATCTTGATGGTCTTTTTCTTCGTACTCTGCAATAGTACACATTGAGTCATGTGCTTCTTCTACTATTGTCTCCCATGCTTCGTTCTCTAATAATGCAGAATATAAATCATCAGGGTGTTGTCTTGAACCAATTACAACCATTGCTGTATGTTCCTCTTTTCTAGAACCTAATGTGGTAGTCCACCAGTTTTTTGTGTTTCTTCTTGATGCAGGTTGCATAGTAGATGAGAAATCTTCAATGTCATCAGCAATAATAATGTCACAGTCTCTGGACAAAATCTTACCACCACGTCCAATACCAACCATTGTTGGTGACTTTATACCTGATACAGTTCTTGTAGCTACTGTAAATCCATTTTGTGACCAAGATTTACCAGTTCTTGATGAAGGTTTAAATGTACCACCTGGTCCACAAAAATCTTCTATAAGTTTTTCATTAGCATCTAATGTATCCATAACAGAAGATATAGCATTTCTTGCAATGTCTTCGTTACCACCTACCCATAAGATTCTTATGTTAGGATTTCTACAGATAAGCCAAATAACAAAATGTATAAGAAGTTCTGTTTTACCATGACGTGGAGGGCTTAGTATCATTTGTTGTCCACCTTTAGATAATGCTTTATTAATTGAAGTAATCCAGTTGTGGTGAAAATCTGCTGTCTCAAACTTTACATTAAGTTCTGTTAAGAAGTACCTATCTCTAAACTGTTTAAAATCTTCTAAGGACTGTTTAGCATCTTGTGATACCTCCCAGTTAGATGATTCTACTTGTGTTTGTATGTCTTCCCTATAAGCAGCTAACATTCTAGAAATCTGTGCAGTAGAGCAACCTAATGCTTCTGCTGCTTCTTTAGATGTTATATTTTCGTTTACAACATCTAACGCATAGCTTTCGTCTATAAACTTTTTATATAGACTACCTCTACGTACTGTTGCTGACTTAGGTTGATTTAACTCTTTTACAGGTAACTCATAATCTTTACCATCTTTTTTAGCTCTATAAGCTCTTTGTGATTCTCTTTTGTAACACGTTTTAGAACAATATTTAGTAGAGTTCTCTGGTAATGTTTCGTTGCAACCTTCTGAGATGCAAACTACATTTACCATTTAACTTTATCAGCCCAGTAGGCTGCAGACATTTTTCCTTTTTTAATGTTCTTAGCGTGTCTTGCTTTAAAAGACTTTCTTCTAGCTTTAGATTTAGCATCAGTTTTTTTACCTGCACCAGATACACCTTGTTGACCAAATCTAATAAGTTTGACTTTGTCGCCTTCTTTAGCTAATACAGCATGTGACTTGCTAGCTTTTGGTGTACGTTTAGGTTTATTATAACCTGCGAATCTCTCGCCTCTATATACTATAGCCATTACTTCTTCTTCTTTTTTGGTGGGGTTTTATACAAACGTTTACTATTTTTAGTATGTTTAGCACCAGTGTGAATTTGTCCATTAGGCATTTTGTGATGTTTGCCTTTGTACTCTTTGCCTGCTTTTGTATATACTTTCACTTCTTCTTCCTTACTGCCCTAGATTTCTGTACTTTTTTTAGGTCAATACGCTTACCTTCCTTATAAAGTTTAGCAGTTCTTTTTATTTCAGACGCTACTTTAGATTTAGGGTTCTTTTTATTTTTTAAATACTTAGAAGGTACACCTTTTTCGTAAGGTACTTTACGTTTACTTTTTTTTCTTTTTGGCACTTTTTTTCTTCTTTATATCGTTATCTTGTGAATGTCCACCTTTAATAAAACTATTTACTCTACCCATAGCCCATGCTTGCATAGATGCAGATTTAGAACCTGATGACAAATAAGCACCTTGTCCACGTCTGTAGACTTTTGCTAACTGTCCATATGTGTATTTAGATTTGCTAGCTTTACTTTGTAAAGTTTTTTTTGTACTTGCATTAATAGGTTTTCTTGCTGGTTTCTTAGCCATTACTCTTCCTCACTTTTCTTAAGTTCAATCATTGCATGCATGTTTTCATTATAGTCATCTACAAAAGATTCTATCAAAGCATCTATCTTACTTATGTTAAGTTTTTTATTTACTAACCTGCTTCCACAAGCATCAGATAAATCCATAGCCCATTCTTTAAGAAGTAAATCGCTAGTAAAAATATTAGGCTTTTTTTTAATTCCACCTTTTTTAGACATGTTACTTCATGCCTTTCTTACTCTTCCTCTTGGATTTGTAAGCTGTTTTTTTTCCTGTTTTGCTGTACGGCATCATATCTCCTCAATTTTATATTATACTTCGTGCAACCTAAATTCTTGCAAGCCTTAAACTTCCTAAAGAATTTTAGAGGCAAATTACAAGAGTTGCATATTCTTATCATTATGATATCATAACATACCCATGCAGGATAAAAAGATTCAAGAAAAAGCTAGAGAAGTTGCTCTTAACATAGAACAGCTTATGGCTAAAGTAGATTTTCAATACAACAGACATCAACCTTGTTTAGTCTGCAAAGAACAATATCGACATCACATAGATGGTTTACCTTGTATTTCTGATACAGAAAGAAAAACTATTGTCCGTGTAGACCGTTGGGGTAATATACGTCCTATGACTCGGTAGGGTCATACATAGTATACTTAAGTGTTAATTCAGCACCCATAGGTATTTCTTGTTCCGTTCTTAAATATTTAAACCTACCTACTTCATACAATTTACAATTAGGGTTTTCGCTATGATTTATAAACCCACCTAGTGGTGTACGAAACAATTGTGTTGTTACAGCGTCAGATACGTGGGTGACCCCAAGCACTTCGTTAGGCTCTAAATCTTCCAAAGTAAATAAACCTAGACCGTCTATTTTGCTAGGTTGCAACATTAAATAACTAGGAAGCGGTCTGTAAGACATTATTTAATATTCCTCCA